AACAAAGACAACTCTTGTCTGGTCTCAAGAAAAAAATGCGATGGTCAGAGTGCGTTACTAAAGCGGCTATAGGATGATGATGCCTCTAAAAGCCTCCAGGATGAAGCCAGTGGCACGAAGTAGGGTCGGGGTAGGTCTCAGGGTAGGTAGCAAGGTATCTTTCAATAGCGTTCGTTTTAGAGGCTTTTAAAGATAGCTTGTTTTTAAGTGATGATATGTGTACATTCGGAGTGCATCAGTTGTTTTGGTGCCTCCATTCGGCCCCGCTCGGTACGTCCATGCCAAGCGGGGTTTTTTATTGGTACTGAGGTGGCAGGGCTCGAACCTGCGACATGACGGTTAACAGCCGTCTGTTCTACCAACTGAACTACACCTCATCCTGGTTACTCTTCTGTGTTCTCTCCAAACAGGTCTGTAACGTGGTCCATTAACCAAAACAAACCATCTTTTTGACCCTGCTCAAACTCGCCTTTCGGCTCGCCTATCTCAAAGTCTACCCGTCTGACGAATTCTGCGATGTAAATTTTGAGCTGTTTCGCTCCCGCCACATACGCAATTTCATAATCGAAGTTTTCCTGTGGCCGATTACGCCTCGGAGTAAACTCCACAGCAAATTCTTTAGCGTCTTTCTCAATTTGTCCTCTAACGTCCATGACTTATGTACCATTTTAATGCTTTTTCTATTGCGTCCTTAATTGACTGGCGATTCTCCCTGGCCAGCTTTTGAAACTGCGTAAACAACTCCACGTTCACATACGCTGTGTAACGTTTATAACCGGTAGGCGGGGAATCATAGCTTTGTCTTTCAGGTATGCGCTTCATCTGTATCAACCACGTAGTGTGTTAATCTTTCTAAACGAAATTTGGTTTTGAACCGATTTTCAGAAATTTCTGTAGCACCATTTTGCAACAGGTATTCCCGACCGGCTTGCCGCTTTGTCTCGTCAAGCGTCGATAGGTCATAGACCGTTGGAGTTAGCTTTCCAGGCTTAACAGCATTAACCACCTGGCTTACATCCTCCTCGCTTAGTCTTTTACCAGCTATCATCTCACCTAGTACTCGACCCGTCCTGGCTTGCGGCTTGTAGCTTTTTACAGCAGCGTTACCATCATCGTCCTCCGGAGCTAATCCACAGGCAGCCATAATCGAGTACCTGCGTCCATACGTCAGTGCGCTACCGAAACCCTGGGCATCCTGTTTTGTCGCTGGTACGTGCAATTTACCGCACGACAACGACTCGCCAGATTCATGTACAAATACGGTTTCGACTATTACGCCGTTGTCACACTCGTGTAGGGTCTGGATTAACCCGATACCGTTATCGTTAAGTGCGTCTATGACAGCCTCGACACAGGCCGAAAGGTCTGCGTATTTCGAGCGAAAGTGTGGGTTGGTGCTAGTCTTAAGTGCAGGTCCAAAAGCCTTTTGAGCTTTAACGAACGCTGAGTAGATCGTTTTCATTATAGACCTCCAAAATTAAAAACAGCTTCGTCTATTTGTTCCAGCAAATTCTCTGGGTGTACATTGGTTTCTGCTGCGATCTGGTTCCAACCATCCTCTGGTTCTAGGATTAACCTGTCACCGTCCTTACTTGCTTTTACCCAAAATTCTACGCCGTTGTGTTTCAGCAGTAGACGCCAGTCGCCTAGTTGCACAATGTCCATTTTGCCTCCAAATTGGTTTTGACTTTGATTTTCCAAAAATTTTTCCGTAAGGAAAAACGTTTAGCTTCTCCCTACGGTTTTACCAGTTTTATCTCTATGTGTACATACTACCTTTTACCTTTTGTCGGTGTCGGTGTGAGTGTCACGTCATGCGTAGCATCGACACGCTCGACTACGTAACTCAAACCATGCACCAACGAGCGAGAACAATTAAACCTCACTGTTTCACATGTTAAAGTATGAAATGTTCTCTCAATGCCGGTAAGTAACAGCCCTACCGTGACCGGCACTCCTACGATCATTGAGGTGGTAAGGAACCACCGCCATGCTTTACTGACCATCTTTTGCCTCCTCTTGTTTCGTTGCGATTAACCCTTTTGACAACGTCTCCCACACTGACAGCTTGCGTGTTTGTTCGTTGCGATGACTCCAATACGCCGTGGATCCATTGGGTCGTGAGGTCTTAGCTTGCGCCACCATCCCTACGACACCATCGTGATACGCTCTGATACCTTCAGGAGTGCCGTAAATGACGACACCATCAGACAAGAGACCGCACCCAGACAACAAACACGACAAAACACCTACGGTAAGAACCCGCATAAAACCCTCCATTTTAACGTTGTACTGCTTCTTAACTAGTCGGAATTGACTAGCCTATTGAGCACCCCGAGGGATGCTCTAAGACCAGTCATTTACCAATTAACGCTTGGCACCCATGCTCGTTTATATCCATTGGTGCCAGTTTCACTATTGTACACGGCTCTATATGGGGTCTCGATTCCACGTTGTCTTAAGATTTTTCTCATAGTTCGTGGGTGTGAGCTTGCAAGTATTGGCAACTCGAAAAGCAACCTACCCTCAGAATCAAATACTCCAATTTTATTTTTTATAATTGTGTCCATGTTTCCTCCATTGTTTTTTTTATTTACCCAATACCCACGGTTGGATCGGTGCTCCGTTCGTGTTGTTCGGTACTACTTGGTATGTCTTTTGTTTGTAAAATGGATCCATAAACCCCGTTGCCGCACGGTAGGGATCAAATTGGTTGCGCTCCGTTTCGGTCACGGTGTAACCGTTGCGATATGCTCCACTAGCTACGCCGTAGTAGTTTGGGGGTGGAGGGACATTGGGCACAATAGGGATCACCTCGTCGGCGTAGTAGCCGGGGATGTCGTCGGCGTACCAGTCCTGAGCCGTTGCAATCGTCGGAATAAAACACAGCACTAGTGATAGCTTTCTCATCGTTGCGCCTCTATCATTTGTCTTACTTCTAGGGGTCGTTGGTAATACTCAAGAACCCTGCCAAGTGTCATACCTGCACACAGGAGCATTGTGACGGCTATGGCGTGTAGTGCGTCGATGAAGGTTTGTTCTAGTTCGTCCATGTTGCTTTCCTTTTATTGTTCGACCTCTTTTATGTCGTAAATCTTGGCTATGTAACGTAATGAGGCGTCAATAGTTGCTCCATCCCAGTTTCCATTCATAATCGCCATGTCCAGAACCGCATTAATTACGTTCGCTACCAATTTGGAGCACACCGAATCATTTCCAATGCTCGCAGCGTGTTTTTCTTCATAGCCTCTACAAAAAAACTCGATGCCCTCCACTAACCGTTTGAGGCCCTTATCCATTTGTGAAGCCTCTGCCATAAAAGCATCGTGTTTTAGTTTCGCTGCGCTATTTGGGGCCTCTTTTTGTAAAATTTTCCCCCATCGTTCGATGCTTAAAGCACTAGTTTTGTGTTCAAGTATTTTCTTTCTCAATGCCTCTCTACTGACTAGTTCAAATTCAGCATGATCTCTCATTGGTACATGTCGTTTCGTCATCTTGCCTCCATTATTTTTCTGCTATGTTGTTTAATGCGCCAATTACTAAATCGAACACCTCTCTTAGTTCGTAAATATATCCGTCTATAATTTGACGCATTAAGTCACTACGGTGTCCCATCTCATCTGCGTAGGCATCACAAAACTCTACTCTCCCAATGTATGAACTGAGCCATTTGAAAAGTTCATGATTGTAAGATGGTGCTTCTAATCGGTTCCATCTTGCTTCTTCTAAATCATCCTCATTGGTACAATCTGCGATAATATCGAGACACTCGTTAATCATTTCATAGCGGTAATCGTCAGGCATAATCGTCCCGACTGTCGGTGAATCGTGGGCCTCAAAGCACACTTGTTTCATCCATTCAGCGTAACCGTCTCTAAGCGTAAGGAATTTGTCGCCGTTGTCTCGTGTGCGTGACTCGAACCAGGACGCCATTTCGGCAGCTAGTGAGTAGATCGTTTGTTGTGTGTTTGTTGTTGTGTCCATGTTCATTTCTCCATTCGTTAGTTAAATTAGGTGTGCATTGAACCATCTTCAGCCATTCCGCCGTAGTAACCCTTGATCCAGATGTTCAAGAATTTACCGTCCAAGTCGGCATAACACGGGATAAAACGATTCCCATACGTGTAGAGCTGGTCGTAACATTTCATCAACATTACATCGTTGATGCGGTGCAGGCTTTGAACTACTCCTTCGTGATTCATTTCTCGCCTATCGCCGTCACCTAACCATTCCCCGTACCAGGGAGATTCAAGTAATGCGTCGATGATTCGTTG